GGCTAGGTATTGGTACAACATCGCTAAAGACATAGGCCGTGACGAAGTTATGATTGTAAGTATTGACAAAGACTACAAACAGTTTCCCTGCCTGATGTACAATTACCACTACAAGCACAAAGAGGTATATGACATAAGCGAAGAACAAGCTATGTATAACTTCTATGAGCAGATGATATCCGGTGATACAGCAGATAATGTGAATTACTTTATGGGACGTGGGGTCAGGTTTGCTCAGAAATACTTTGCGGGTTGCTACACTAAGTATCAGTACACAAGGAAACTCTATGAGCTATTTCAAAAAGAATACAAAGGAAAAGCGCGACAAAAATACGCTGAGTGTTATCACCTTTTAAAATTAAGAATTGATTAATGAAGAACCCAACACCAATACAAATCGGAAACGAAGTTAAACGCCTAGCAGGTATAGACGTTTACAAAAACACAAGGGTTGCAGAATATGTAGAGCACCGCGCTTTAATATGTTTTATCTTAAGAGATAAATTACAAATGAGGTGGACATATATAGCCAGTTTTTTTCAATCACAAGGAAAGAATATGGACCACGCTAATGCGATGCACTTGGTTAAGATGTACCCTATTTATAAGCTGCATAATAAAAAGCTACAAAAGCTAGAAGATAAATTCTTCTTCACAGCCAATGTTCCCTTTGACGAAATTGATAAGATAAAATACCTAGAAAAAAAATACGTCAGGTTGGAAACAGAATATTTAGATTTAAAAAACAAATTTAAAAACCCATTGGTGAACCTTGTCTTAGGTGTTCCAACACATAGAACGCAGGAAATGAAGGGCAAGATAAAAGCAATAAAAAATGCTTGGTAATGAAAATAATTAACAGTTTAAGCGGTGGAAAAACATCGAGTTACATAGCCGCAAATTACGCTGCTGATTATGACGTTTTTTCCCTTGTTAGGACTATGGATAACGCATCTAAGTTTAAAGATGAAAAGGTTAGAAGGTTAGTAGAAGATAGAATACAAGCTCCTTTTATATCAACAGCCGAAGATGATACTATTATTTACACTATGCTTGACCTCGAACAATATATAGGAAGAAAAATTGTTTGGGTAACTGGCCCAACCTTTGATGATGTTATTAAAAACCATTCGGGTTATTTGCCTAACAAGGTTGCGAGGTATTGCACTACTGATATGAAGACATTACCTATTGCTAAATGGAGGTATGATAACATCAAAGGGGATGTTGAAATGCGTTTTGGTTTTAGGGCTAATGAACAAGGCCGCGCCAAAAAAATGTTTGAAAGGTGCAATGAAAAAGGTATGGTTGAGGTTAAGATTATAACAGGCCGAAGCAAAAACAATAAGAGAAACAAATGGGAAGTGATAGATTATTGTAAACCTACATTCCCACTTATAAAAGACGCTTTATTTAAAGATTCTATTGAGGAGTTTTGGAAAGATAAACCAGTACGATTTGCTTATATTAATAATTGCGTAGGGTGTTGGTGGAGAAGTCCAATGTTGTTAAAGCATATGGCAGATAAACACCCATTAAAAATGGATTGGTTTGCTAGGCAAGAAGAAGGTAATAAAGGGCAGTTTAAATCTGATGTGTCTTATAGGGAAATAATAAGTTACAATTCTCAATATAAATTATTTGATGAAGATTTTGATGAGTGTGATACTGGCTATTGCGGAATATAATAGGGGGCGGTTTAAACTAATTAATATTAGTCTTTACTTAGGGAAGTAAGCCGTTTCTTTTTTTTATAAGTGCACGACATATGAGGGGGGTGCGGACAGTTTTTGTGCTAGGAGTAGGCAAGGGTTAAAATGCCCCCCTTATACATTGTTAAAGAGAGGGGCGGTTCACTATAAATTAATCCCGTGTAGGGAAACACTTTTGGTTAAATACAAGCTGACCCCTCTTTTTAAGATTTACAAAACAAAAAAAAATAATTGAATTAAACACGTTATATAATTATGATACAAAAAGTTAAGATTACCGATATATTCTCAAACCCTAATAACCCTCGTTCAATAAGAAAAGACAAATTTAATAAATTAGTCAAGAGCATTAAAGAGTTTCCTGAGATGCTTAAGCTACGCCCTATTGTAGTTAATAGCGATATGCATATACTTGGGGGCAATATGAGGTTTAAGGCTTGTGAACAGCTTGGTTTGAAAGAGGTGTATATAATTAAGGCTGAAAACTTAACCGATAAGCAACTTCAGCAATTTGTAATTATAGACAATGTAGGTTTTGGGGAATGGGACTGGGACATACTGGCCAATGCTTGGGACACTAAAGAACTAAAAGACTGGGGTATGGATGTATGGCAGCCCGAAGAAGAGGTTAGTAATAATACTGATTACAGTATAAATACTGCAGATGAAAAGTTGAATAGGTTTTTAGATGCTAAAATTAAAAATATCACTATTCCTTTTGAAAGTGAAGAATTTGATAATGTTGTTGATAGGTTAGAAAAATTACTTTTAAAATATAATTGTGAAGATTACAGAACATTAATATATAAAATTATTGAAAATGAAAAGGTTTGACCTAACAAAGCATAAAGATTGTAGTGCGTTATTACAAAATACACCTACTAAAAATGATTATGATAAAGTAATAAAAGGCGATACGTCATTTTATTTAAATGGTGAGTGTATAGGAATATATATAAATGTTGATAAGGAATTACTAAGTTATGTGAGGGAAACAGCAAAGGAAACAAAATATGTGGAAACATATAGGACACATTTAGCTTTACCAACTAAGTCTAGTGTTTTTGGTGCATTACCTAGAATAGCTTTAAGAAATGACTTTTGCAGGTTCAGTAATAAAACAATAGAAGAAAAGAAAAACTTTAATAAATTATTTACATTTCAAGAAACACTTTGTAGCATATATAAAAAACACCTGCCTGAATTGTACGAATATGATTTAAAAAAGGTTCAGGAAATTGTTGATAATGATTACAGGTTAGTTGATACACCTTACACTACTGCAAATATAAATGTAAATCACGCAATTAAATACCATAAAGATAGTGGTAATATAAAAGGAAGTTTTAGCAATGTATTAATTTTAAAAGAACATTGCAACGGTGGTGAGTTAGTATTGCCTGAATATAGAATTGCCTTAGAGCAATCTGATGGTGCGTTATGTATATTTAAAGGGCAAGAAGAAATCCACGGGGTTATGCCTTTAAAGCCTTACAAAGAAGATTTTTATAGGGCAAGTATTGTTTATTATACATTAGCACAATTAAAACATTGTTACCCATATAAAGAAGAAGTAACAAGGTTAAATATAAAAAAAAGGGAAAGGGCAGTTAAAAGGAAAAACAAAATAAACCCAAAAAATAATGAACAAAAGTAGACACATAAAAAAGGAAAGCCTTTTAAAAGCATTAGAACAAAGTTTAGGTATTGTCACAGTAGCCTGTAAGAAGGCAGATATACCACGTAGCACTTTTTATAAATGGCTAAATGAAGATGATGCGTTTTTTAAAGAGGTTAAGGATATTGAAAACATAGCTTTAGACTTTGCGGAAAGCCAGTTACATAAACAGATATCAGAAAATTCAACAGCAGCAACCATATTCTACCTGAAGACAAAAGGAAAAAACAGGGGCTATGTTGAACGTCAAGAGATAACAGGCGTTGAGGGAATGCCTACTAACTTTCAAATTGAGATAATTGGTTCCGCAAAAGATAAAGACTAATGTTGTCTATGAGCATTTAATAGGTAACGATAAAAAAATTGTAGTTGAACAAGGTGGTACAAGGTCGGGAAAGACCTATAACATAATTTTGTGGATTATATTCCAATACTGTACAACAAACCAAAACAAGATAATTACAATTTGTCGTAAGACTTTCCCTAGTTTACGTGCTACGGTGCTCAGGGATTTTATGTCTATACTAAAAGCCAATAATATATACCACGAAAACTTTCATAACAAATCTAATTCAGAGTACAACCTCTTTGGAAACCTTATTGAATTTATATCCTTAGACCAACCCCAAAAGATTAGGGGGCGTAAAAGGGATTTGCTTTTTATTAACGAGGCGAATGAATTATACTTTGAGGACTGGCAACAGTTATTATTTAGAACACAAGAAAAGATAATCCTTGACTTTAACCCTTCTGATGAATACCATTGGATTTATGACAAGGTGTTACCTAGGGAAGACTGCGCCTTTTTTAAAA